GTATCTTGCATATTTTACTTGTTTCTAATATATGTTTCTCTGCACTGTAATTGTCCAAGATGAACTGGCGAACCCTTTTCCTATCATAGTCTGTTCCCATAATTATTGCTGCGGCTTCTGAGGGTGTGTTATATCTCCAACTCTCTGGCCATGTCTTATCCATCTCTGGTGAATTTAATATCAAAGGTTGTACTCCACATGCGGCTGCTTCACCTGCTGCATAAGAGAAGGCTTCCTTAAAAGAAGGTACTATAACGTAGTCTAGTTTATTATACCAATCTGTGAGATCCTCTATATAATCATAATAAACTATATTGTCCTCTAATCCAAGTGCTTTTATCCTGTGCTTACAGAAAGCTTCCCACCATGCAGGGTCATAACCATCGGCTCTTACATGTAACTTAACCTTATCGCAACGCTTCTTGCATTCATATAAAACATCCAATACTCCCGGAAAGTTCTTTCCTATCCATAGCCTTCCAAGAAATCCTATATCAAAAGTATCAGTTGGTTCTCGATCTATAATATGAAACTTGTCTGTCTCAACTCCACACCTTACTAGATGTTGTTTAACACCCTTTAAGCTAGGGAATTTATCTTGACAATACTTCTGTATGTGTTCGGATATAAAAATACAAGCATCAAACTTAGTCCAATCTACTGGCCCCGGATGTCCTGCATAAGCCTCTATGTCTACACATCTTACCACATGTGTTTTCTTTGGGTCGTATGGAATGTTGTCTTTCAACTGAGTCCCGTTAGCATATTTCGATAACCATTTTACATTGTTGTCTGCAAAGTCAAAGTAGACAATGTCTGCCCAATCGTATAATGGCATATGAAGACAGTGAAAGCTTCTAACTTCATGTCCCATCTTTGTCCATCCTCTAGCGAGAATATTCGAGAACTTGAAACCATTACTGTCTACAATATATATCTTCATTGATCGTAAAAGATTTCTAAACATTCTTCCGTTTCCAAGGGGAACAATAGTTTTGATAACTTAAATAATACATAACCCGGCCCAATAAGCAGCCATACAATAAACAGCTTAACCTTTTCTACTATTTCATTCATCTTCTTTTCTACAGGTCTCCCAATTAATTTTAACATTGTTCCATTCGTAACTTTGTACTGGTGGCCATATATCTCTATGGAAATGTTCCACTCCTTTATATCCCCAGTTCTCTCCAAACAAATGAATGCATCTTATATTCTTTGCATATCCTGTCTTCAACTGAACCTTGCCTAGACGGCCCCTGATCTCCTTCTCCTCGCTTCTGTTTGTAAAGTGGTTATTCCATCCCCCAACATCTCTTATCGTGTCTGTGTGCATTATACGGGCGTGTGCTCCTGCGTTACCTTCTCTTACCTCATCAACTTTATCAAAAGCATTACCTGGTTCTCCCACCATTACCTGTGGTCTACATGCAATCCCCCCAAACTCTGTATTCCTTGCAATCAAGTCCACTAGCTTTGCTAACCAATCTGTACCATCTCTAGGGCTCTCAACAATAATATCGTTATCTGTATCTACATACCATGTTGAATTCACAACTGACAGCCCAATGTTCTTTGCCCTTTCTAATCCTAGGTTTCTATCCAGAAGGATTAGAACGTCTATGTGTCCTGTGTGTTTTAAAGCCTGTAGGTATGATACACTGTCGTCTGTTGAACCATTGTCCACAACAATAACCCTATGTGGTGTTGTTGTTCTATTATAAATCTCTCGTATACATGTCTCTGTAAACTGTCTACGATTGTATGACGTAATGACAATATCTATTTTTCGATCCGCCTCTATCTTTTCTCTAGCTTCTTTTTCTTTTTCTTGCCAAGTTTGTTCTTTTTTGTCTTCCATCTTTTTAATTTTAAATTAACTTTAAATGTTCTATCTTACATTATGGTAATACAAATTAATACCCAACGGTTTACTTATAAACTTTCTTGTAATCTTGTAAAACATGTAATAATCATCTCCCCAAGGATTACCCAGTGTTACACCTTTCTCTAAATACAAATCAAATATATCTTTACTCTCATTCCAGTTCTTCCCAAATTCCTTTATGGCTTCGTCTTTCAATGCGTATGGGCTACTTACCTCAGGAAGCATTCCTATAGTATCTAACACAGACTTGTGAAAGACAAAGGATCCAGTTCCAATCTTACCGCTCTTAAACTCCTCGTGACAACCCAACCCATTCCCCTCGTCCTTTATAATCTTTGGGCAAAACGTGGGTCGTGTACTATGGTGATTGTCATTGTGGTGAACAATCGACCCAAAGTTAAAGCATAGTATTTCTGGATTCTCTTTGATTGCTCGTGCTACCGTTTCTAAATATCTTTGCGTATAAGCATCGTCTGAATCTAGCCAACAAATCCAATCATGTTTTGCTTCCAACATTCCGTTATTTCGACAAATGGCTCTCTCTAAGTGTTCTGGTTGTTCGATTAGTTTAATAGGTTCCCTACATGACTGCATAGAACTTACGCTTTTAACGAGCTCTATGGTGTCGTCCTTCGATGCATCGTCCACAATGATATGTTCGTAGTTCTTCTTAGCATACGTTTGTACAAAGACCGACTCCATACATCTCCTGATGGTATCTTGTCTATTACGTACTGGTGTAATTATCGAGAACGTAGTTGATCGATTCCTCATAGTAATTCCGCTTCTTGATATATATTTTCTTTTACTTCCTCTGCTTCTTTTGCAATTCCCCTTGGTTGAAAGTCTATCAAAGGCTGTAATTGGTGTTTGAAGATATAATCTAAAGACCTAAACTTTCTTGTCCTATCCTTCATTCGTAATACTCGATTGTTCTTGATTTCATAGATTAGCCTCCCTGCCATATCCGACATGTAAGCATCTTTGTCATTAAACTCTGTTGTCGTCTCTCCATCCATCCCTGTTAAAGCATCCATGTTAGAGGAGAATTGTCCCTGATAAGGCGCATCCCCAAACACATCAATGAATGGGGGAAAGTCTCTGTTGATAAGAATGATGTTCCCACACATTGCAGCCTCTTGCGTAATTAATGAATATGATTCGCTTTTAGAAGACATTATAAATACGTTAGAAAGAAGGAAAAGGTCTCTAACCATCTTTCGGGGACATCGTGTTTTCAGCGATTCATCAAACTCACTTGTAAATGTCAATTCGTTATCATTTAAGCCTTTATCGGCTCCTAATCTTTTCAAAGATTCCCTATAGGTTATTTTATCTCCTCCTGTTGAATGAAAGTCCACAACAATCATGCGAACAGACATCCCCTTTTTCTTGGCTTGTGCTAATATTTCAATCGGAACCTCTACGTTCTTTCCCCGATCAAGTCTGATTGGATATACACAAATCATATCAGCAGATAAAAGATCTTTACCCTCTGCTAACTTCTGTGTCATTGGGTGCATGTCCATATATGTGAAGATGTCTGTTGGGTGGTTAACGGTCTTCACCTCGTCTTGTTCGTATCCGAAATTGGTCGCAATCCTTCTTCTTGAATATGCGTTTGGAAAAACAAGAAAACTATTCGGGAACTTATTCTTTAAGAATGGAGTATAGATCTCTTTTGTCTCCCCGGAAAGATTTAATTTATCTAATAAGATATGTGGAGTGGTTGCTGAATGTATCCAGTGTAACCATCGGTGATGTGATTCAGCAGCAATCCTTCTACACGCTACATGGGTTTTTAATTCCGCAGGTTGGTAAATTAAATCGTGTGTGAATATAACATCAATACCCTTCAAGGCTTCTTTTAGAGCTTCGTATGTTTTCTTTACGTCCTCATCAAACTTCTCATCCACACTTACGTTATTAGATCTTGTAATCGAGGGGACGAACCTCATCTCGACTTCTGGTAATGCATAGTTCTCAATGGGTTTAAACCCCTCACTAGCAATTACTATGGGCTTATAACCATTATCTACCAACATCTTTATCTGATCCTGCACTACATTGTTAAGACTGTAAGCACAATCCGCTGATGTAAAGGAGGTTAAAATTGCAACTTTTTTCATGATACTTATTAAAAATAAAAACCCTACCCGAAGGTAAGGTTTATTTACTATTAGAGTTGTTTTATACTAACACACATCGAAACTAATGTCAAGAGGATTGACTAAAGAAGTGTAGTTGTGGTGCTAGAACTCGTTGTAGTTGTTGATGTACTTGTACTTGTTGACGTACTTGTAGTAGTACTTGTAGTTGTACTTGTTGAAGTACTTGTACTACTCGATGTAGTTGTCGTACTTGTAGTTGTACTTGTTGAAGTACTTGTACTTGTTGAAGTACTTGTACTACTCGATGTAGTTGTCGTACTTGTAGTTGTACTTGTTGAAGTACTTGTACTTGTTGTCGTACTGCTGGACGTTGTAGTTGTACTTGTTGATGTACTTGTTGATGTACTTGTACTTGTGCTTGTACTCGTCGTTGTCATGTGATGAGCATAGGCATAAGTCTTGCCTGTTGTTGGATCCGTGTAACCATCAACTGGCATAACATGTCCGTTTTGGTCTTCTATGTGTTGAATCATAATATCGCTTTAGAGTTTAGAGGATTTCTCTTATCCTTTTAAGTTATCGTCCTCAACACCTTTACCCGTAAGCCCTAGCTTCTTGTCGTATATGTTGGGATCAAATGTTCCCCTTTTCTTTTGTTTCTTAAATGTCAATGGAGATACTTGGGATTCTGCCTCCGCAATTATATCCATATTCTTTGCTGTTAATTCAGATCTTTTCAAGAATGGGTATCTTTCCTTCAAGAAAGATCCAACCTCTTCATTAAACAGTCTCTCTTCTCCTGAGCCTAGTTTATAGATTTTCCCCTCGTAAGCAATATCAATATTACCTTTTGCGGGATTTTTTAAAATAAAGACCCCCTTTGGAATCTTATGTTCTACAACCTCTTCCTCATTAGTTGTAACGTTTACCGAAATTATCTCTTCTGTTTTATTTGGTAATGTAGTTTTGCTCGTTGAAGTAGTACCAGGAATCTTTTCCTCTTCTACCACCGCTTCTTTTTTCTTTACTTCTTTCTTTGCCATAATCCTCTAGTTAAAATAAGCTAAGAGCCGGGTTGCCCCGGCCCAAACTGTAGGTTTAGTCGGTATAAGAACCAGCGTCACCTTTCGATCCCCAGAAACCTCTCCAATCGGACCAGCCGCTTGAAAATCTTTCTCGAACCTTATACAATGCTTCGTCATTATCGAATGCATTACCTTGCTTAAATTCCGGTTTTATTCTCCAGAACCAATTCAACTCATCAAGAGCCCCATCCATCAAGAACCATGCGGTTTCACTTGATAAATAGTCAAGAACTTTGATCTCGTATTGTCCTTTATAGACATTTAGATCATTAACGTTTCCTGTTGACGTTTGTCCCGATCTTAGGTTTGATCCGACAATAATTTTTGCTTCTTTTTCAAGAGCAGGTGGAACAACGATTGTTTTGGCTTTTGCCATAATCTTCATTCCTTTATCATCTTTTTGTCCCCTCATTGCAAGTGCCGCTGTCTCTAGGTTGGTCTCATTGAGAACAATTCCTGATGCATTAGCATTACTTTGAGCTGTACCCCCGTCTGCACGTGGATGAGATGTTGAAGCCAAAGGCTTCGAGTCTCCGCCTGTATAGTCGGTATTGAACGCATTATTGAAGTTTTGTGCCGCATAATATTCGGCAGTTCTCCTTGAAGCTCTACCAAGAGCTGCAGGTTTCTTGTTCATAACCATATATTGGTCATCTTCTTGCATCTCTCTCGAGACCTTGAAGCCCTTCGTATATTTCTTATGAACATAAGAAACATTGAACATTTGTAATGGATCTTCGTACGTTATTGGATCCTGCTCAGCAGTTTCCGTTAACAATCCAAATCCAGATACGGCAGAATCTTTCTCATCCTGCTTGCTTGAAGAATTTATTGTGAACACACTTGGGAATTGTAAAGGAATTTCGCTGAATTTATCATCGAAAATCTTTCTAAATCCTGGTTCTAATAAATCTCCAAAATCATTTCTCCTTGCCATTAATCTTTTCTACTAATTTATCGTTGTGCGTAAGGGAACAATTGTGACTCCGCAATGCGGAATAGTCCCATTGAATCATCACTCTCGGAATCAGGGTCAAGTGCCATACATTGAAATTGACCACCCGTTGGGGAATCAAAATCCGTGGCATCTAACTGATAAGCACTAATCAAGTTACCAAATTGCAATACATCTCCTTGCGATAGACTTCCATCTGCATCGTTTTTATACATTGCATAAGGGTCTAATGCTACGTGAACTGTAATTTTTAGGACAGTTTCGTTATCATCTGCTGATAAGTAGCTTCCATTGGTTGAGCCAGATTGTGCGGTATATGTACCGTCCAATGTCTCACTTGTGTTTCCTAAGTCAATACCATTTTTATCTGTAATTGCCATTACGATACCTGCAACAAGCGAACCTGCTGTACAAGGGATTGCATATCCATCGCCATCGATGTAAACTGCTCCACCTTTAGTAACCGTAACTGAATTTGCGATTGTAAATGGTAATGTGACTGTGTTTATTGCTCCGAGCAAATGTTTTCTAAATTCAAACCTTGCCATAGCTTTATATTTCTAATCTATTTTATCAAGCCCTTTTCTTTCATTATCTCTGTTTTTGCTGCAAGATAGTCTTTGTCAGCAATTCCTTGCTTTCTGGCTGTCTCTCGCTCTTCTGGTGATAATGTTACCTCTGTCGTTGAACCCATTTTTACTGAGTTCCCATCTGCTGAGATACCTAATTCGTTCTGCTTTGTTTTAATAATAGCCTCATTTCGGGCCTGTTCAATCTGTTTACTATTATTTTCCAGAGCATATGCATCTTCTAGATGTCCTGCCAATCCATTAGAGTTTCCGCTTCTTGCGGATTTACCCCATCTATTTAATCTTCCTTCGATCTTACTTCTTATTTCCTTTCGTGCACCCTCTTCGAGTGAGTCAATTCCATATTTCTTTTCAAAGTCTTGTACAACGTTCACTCGATCTCTCGATTCAACCCTATCCAATCTCTGTTTGATTTCTTGAACTTCTACTTGAGGCTGTTCTTTTAGTTCAGTTTTCTCAACTTTTAGTCCCATCTTCTCCCTTATAATATTTGCAAGGTCTTCGTCGTTTTCAATCTGGTTGATTACTGGTTGGACTTGGGTGGCATATTTGCGATATTCGTCTCGCTCTCTCTCTACGTCTGCAAATCCACCCTGTTTCTTTTCAAGCTCTGTATAGGATTTCTCCAAGTCTGCCTGAGTTTTAAATTTGCCGAGTATCAACTCTTGTTCTTCACCTTGTCCGTTCTGAGTATTATCGGGGGTGCTTTTGGAACCTTCTTCTTCGTTCTGTTCGTTCTGTTCCTGTTCGTCTTTGTTTAACATTTCTGTTACCTTCTTCGGGGTCATAAGATTATCCCTGTATCATATTACCTAGGGGCCTGTTGGTTATCCCGATCTAATATATTATCGTTTTTAAAAATAGGGGTTTGTTTTCTGAAATGCAACTAGTAAAGATTTTTCTCCTTTACTTGGCCTTTAGCCTTCTTGGAAGACTGGTCTATTATGTCTGCTGAGTTCTGGACAAGATCTCTCAATCTTTTAACACTAAGCACCCTTCCCTTATATTGGGCGTGTAGTGGCGAGAGGTCTGGACTTGTACTATCTAACTTCAATGAGTTTGTGGCTTGATGCTTCATGTATTCATCAATCCATTCTAGTACAGGATCCCATAAAGGGCTTTCTGCAAGCCGTACAAATTGCTGTAAAGCCTTTTTGTCGTATTTTGTTAAGTCCTTTTTTATATCCTTCATCTATTTCTTCTTGGTGGTTCTAGTGATTCAACTTCTCCCCCGCCTTGAATTTGGTCTGGAAGTAGAGACTTCAATGTTGGGTCTACTCCTTGTGGAGCTACTCCCCCATCGGCTCCAACAGGAGCGTTTGCAATACTTGCCTCACCTCTTTGTTTTTGTGCCTTGGCTTCACCCAGAACATGTTGTGTGAATATACTCATTATTGTAAGATCCTTTTCGTTTACAAAATCAGGACTTTCCATAAATGCGTAATGTATCTCTGTGTGTTTACTTGTAGCATATGGTGTTGAGAGTACGTCTGTACCGTTCATCATATCCTCATTCTCTTGAGAAGCAAGATCAACAAGTTTCTGTATGTCTGCAACATCTTCTGACGGTACACTCTCTCCTTGTCCCTGTGCCTTGAACTCGTCTGCATCTTTACCATTGACCCTCAATAGTTCTGCTCCTAACTTTGCAGGATCATATGATTGATTCTTGACAAGGCTTTGATACACTTCTGAAAACCTCTGTGCATCCAGTGCCTTAGAAACTGGTAAATCTGGTGCAGCCTGGTATCTTACATCCATTTCTGGATCTAAGTATTCGGGAAGAATTTGTAAGAACGATCTTCCTTCAATCTTTTCTGATTGTATATCCCCGGATTCTTTGTCTTTATAGAATCTTTCTCCCTCAATTGGAATGGTATTATATTCTTTTCTATAAGCCTCTTCCCCTTGCATTGCCAAAAGACTTTCTTTCTTTGCTGTATTAACAGCGTCCTTGTAAACCTGAGATCCTTTCTCCCCAAGGATTCTAACTAGTTTGGGTTCCCTCATATACTGTCGCATATTGGATTCCCTTAGTCTTGTAAAATCCACAAGAGTGTCGATTTCTAGTAAGAATAACTTTGTGCGCAATCTTTGTAAGGTTGCTTCCTTTAAAATTGCAGCCTCTGTAGCGGTTCTTGCAGAAGAAGATGACGAGGACTGCATCCTATCGTCCATTCCTGTAACCTTGGTGGCGTCTTCTTTTAACCGATCTTCTTCTTGATAAGCGGAAGGTTTAATGTCCGAATATTCAAGGGCTTTAACATTATTCACATCTGCTACATGGAAGATTCCATGTGGCCTTACTGTCAACTCATCGTCATCAATGCTTGTCTCGCTATCGCCAACCAGGAACATTTTATCAATCTGCAAATGTTGACGATCAAGTCTCATTCGACGGATTGTAGTTATCTCTTTTTGAATATCTCTTAAAAGCTCTGCTTCTCCTGTAGAGTAGAAAGAGTTTAATTCCGGAACATCGCATACTTTAATAAATGGCAGTTCTTTATGGTCGTATGGATTAGGCCCATTCTCAAGTAAGACTCCATTTGCAACAACCCATTTTGCATCATAGGGAATTCCCCTATTCCAATATTCTAATACCTCAACTAACTCCCCTTGTTCCTCGCCCCTTTTAAAGGTATAGTTCTTTACAATCTCTCCCCCACCCCGAACAAACTTTGCGTTTCCGAGTGGATCTTTGCTGCCCCTAAATGTGTTTTTAAAGTCCTCTAGTTGATAATACTTTACATAAATAGCGTCCTTACATCCATCAGGCCCTCGTAAAGCCAGTGCTGTTTCGTCAAAGTATACATCCTCTAGTGGAACATATTTTAAATAAGGAAGTTCAAAGAAAACCTTATCTACCTCCTCGTATTCAATGTTTCCCTTTTTATCAAGACCCTTAGGAACCTGAACTTTCCTAGCATCTCTATATACAAACTCGTATCCAATACCATCTCCCCTGATAAGCATACTTTTTAAAATTAGGAAAAGCTGATATTTAAACTTGCCTTTATCCTTTGTATACTCTAAAATCTTCTGCTTTATAGCAGCGAATTTATCGTCTCCTGGTGTTCTCCCAACTAATAGCGGAGTGGTGTCGTACTCAATAATATGTGATATTTCTGCCTCAATAATTGAAGTTGTTAGAGGAGGAACAATCTTGGATTCCCATCCCGTATTTTCACTTCTAGGAGGTTTGTATGCGTCATCTGCGCTTCTCCACTCTTTTTCTTTGGCTTGACGGTAATCCCCGTCCATCTGGTCGAGTCTCTGGGAAACCCAAAGTATCTTTTCCATTTGAGCATCACTTGGTGTATAACCAGAGCTACTTGCTATTTCCTTAATCGTCTGTTTCGTAAGTGCCATTAGTATAGGTATGTGGATTTTTTATTATCTTCGTCTTTTTTTCTCTTAGAAGGTCTTATGGACATTCCGTCTGCATATGCAAGAGCATCAATGATGTCATCATGTGGGGCCTTTGGAAACCTTACCAACTCGTCCTCTAAATGAGCCGTGTGCGGCAATAGTCTATCATGCCAAATTGAACCAGAAGCATACTTTGGTTGTAGCCTTCTAATCCTTATTTCCTTTGAATCTCCCCTGTCTGGACGCAGTTCTTCTATTGGTAGCCTAAGCCGCCTTTTCTGCATCTCATCATGTATAAAGTATTGCAGAGCTTTCTGAAATGCAACCATCTCAATCCCTATAGAAGTGGGATGCCACTTCTCATAGAGCTTAAAAATATTGTCAATCATTTGTTTTGGTGTGAACTTTGCCCTCACAATATCTCTTATATATTCATATCCAAATTGGTCCTTTGAAAGAACCACCATTGCTGTATAGTCGGCTTCTTTCTTTAGTGAAATGGCGGGATCAACTGCTAGAACTGTTCTTAGGTTTCTGCCCCGAAGCATGTCGGTATCATAGTATTTGAACCAGCTCTTTTTGAAAGTTGCGTTCTCATCATCCACCGGCTCATTCTGGTATTGACAAGAAAATTCATATGGGCCTTTTGCAATATAGAGATCGTTCAACTTCTCTCTCGTAAACTTTGCCGGCCATAAAATCTTACCCTTCTCTAAGTCACCGTTCGTTACGGCCTGTCTTGTAAAGGTTAAGAAATTGTTCCCCAAATGTTCATCTGGATTATCATTGTCTCCAAGGATCGCACCATACAAATCATCATAATGCCATCTTGTCCCAATTACTATAAGCTCTCCTCCTGGCTCTAAAAGATCAAGCATATCCTTGTATGCTAGTTTTACCTTATCAATCTGATCCTTTGTCCCTGTATTCGAGCGACTGACAACATCGTCCAGTATTATTCTATCATAATGCTGAGAAACAAGGTTGCCATCAATACCCATAACTGTCACTGTTGGTTCTTTGGTGGTATAAGAATCCTCTGGATCTTTTACATCAATCTGATTCTCGCTCCACCTAGAAGCGTCTCTTGACAGATGCCCATAATACTTCTTGAAATCTTCGTTATAGGCTAGGGTCTTCTTGATCTGGTTGAGAAATGAAACGGCCATTGAATAGGTGGCGGAACAGATTAGGGTTCGACTACTCTTGTCTTCCGCAATAGCCTGTACCGTACTCCCAACAGTTACGATTGTACTCTTTAGGTGTCCACGGGGTAATAAGATAAGCTTAAACTTATTCTTCCTTCTTTCTACAAAATTCGCTAATTCTTTAAGTGTCTTACTATAATTTCCAACAGGTTCTAATCCAAGAACTTCAAAGTTAAAATCATATAGGCTTTTGAGGTATTTCTTGGCCTCCAACTCCTTTGAAGTTAGCTCCTCCTGAATTATTGCTTCCTCTAGTTGTTCTCTGTTCATCCTTGATTATTCTTTCTATTGTATTCTCTGTCTTCATAACAAGCATATTAATTGCATTTACATCCATCTTTATCTCTCCTGTTTCGGCTATACCCTTGGAATACAGTAGTTTGTGGTTATCCGTAAAGGCCACTGCTATCCCTTTTCGTGTAACCAGAACCCTCCACTGATAACCCAACGGCCATTCAAGATCTCGTAAGCAGCACATAAAAATCTGTGCTAAGTACTTCTTGTATTCTAATTTTGTATATTTCCGTTTCTTTCCAAGGGACTCTTCTATCATGTTCTTTCCTATACCATCAACACGTTCCTTCTCCTCATGATGTTCTTTGGTAGCACGTATCCCTTCTTTCTCATCCTCTGCATACATTGCCTCCTCAGACTTCTTTAGGTCTTTAGTGTCAATCTGTTCAAGGTTCTTTTTAAGTTTCTCTAGCATCAATACATCGTTCACATAAATATTTTGGAGTATCTGTTTTACTTATTTGAAACAGTACATTCTGGACACCACATTCTTGACATCGTCCCCTAGCACGTTCCGTTGTGTCTACATCTATCTCAATGCCCCTAGATACGTTAATTGCAAGGTCTGCCGGGAATAGATATGCCACGACAATATGATCTCTTGTAATCTTGTAACCTTCGTTTGGAATTGGGAAGAGTTGAGAGAATTTCCTCTGTATCTGAGAGGAAGTAATTGTTTTCATTGTTCTTTATCGTAAATTATTATGGGTGTCTCTTGATTAAATCTACAGACTTCTACCCATCCATCAAAATTAATTTCTCTGTTTGTAATCAAACGTTTAGTTATATTTAAAATGTCTTCGGGTTCCCATTCACCAAAGGCAATGGCAACATCCATCTGTTTTTTAGGGACGGACATTACAAATTCTATAAAACCCTTAATCTCAAATCTGATGGCATCCGTTATGTCTTTACTAACCCCTAGAACCCGAAAAGCCCTGTCGGCAATAATAACCGCTCCTTCTCCGGAACCACAATCTATGTCTAGTACCCTGTCCCCAGCGTTA